TTCGACTCCGTCGGAGTAGTATTGCAACGCGGCGGCGACGTTTGCCGGGGTGGAGTCGATGGCGAAGGACAATTGCCCCTGGACAAGCCCATAGGCGTCATAATGAAGAGAGCCAGATGGCTGCCTGATGCCAGGGGAGGCAAGGTCGTTGCCGTAGTATTGGGGTTCCATCGTTTGGTTATTTGGCGAGGTTGGCTGGGCGGTTTGTCGCTTGGGTGATGTTGTCTGACTTGCTGGCAAGCTTCTCCGTCGCGTCGGCGGTGCGGCGAGTGTTGTCCTCGATGCCCGATGAGTAGAGGCCAGACATGACCGACGACACATCCCCGCCGCCGATGGTCTGGAGCGAGGAGGCCGCAAGGACAGGGGTGGCAGATGATAGGAAACGAGACTCCCCTAGTTGCTTCTTCTTGAGATTTTCCTCTTGGGTGGCGGCGAGTTGAAGGAAGGAGGCAATGCGGTTGTTGCGCTCATCCTGGGATTGAGTCGACGGCCCAAGGAAGCCTTCCGTGGCAATCTTCTTGAAGAAGTCAGCCATGTCTTGGGCACCAATTCCACGCTGGGCGCCGGCCTTGAGCATGGTGTCGGTGAACTCCTTCATCTTCTCGGGGGAGAGTTTGTTGATGTCGGACTTTGACTCGATGCCGAGCTGTGACATCGCCTCGTTACGGATTGAGGTCATCTCGGACTGTTGGGCAATCTTGCCAAGGGTTGAAAAGGAAGCCCCGACCGTTTCTCGGTAGAACATCTTTTCCCCTCGCTCGATTGCATCGTTGGCTCGACGACCGGCCCTCACGGACTCCTCGGAGTAAATAGCCATCAGACGGATGCGCTCGCGGATGGCCTCGTTGCCCTGGCGCAGGACGTCGACCATCTGGGAACCCGACTCCCCAAAGGCCGCTTGAGCCTTGGCAGCGGTGACGACCTCGTTGCCGTTCTTCTTAAAGCCCTCCCCGAGCTTATAGACGATGTCGAGGGCCTTGATTTGCCCAGAGGTGACTTCCTTCTGGGTAAAGCCCATTTGACGCAGGGCTTCCTGCGATCCTTTGTTGCCGACGGCGGCTTGTGCAATGAGTCGATTGGCGTTCTGGACGGCCTTGCCCATCTGCTCTTGCGACAAGCCGGCGAGTTTGCCCATCTCGGCAAATTGCTGGAGATCGGTCGAGGAGATGCCGAGGGACTTGGAGAGAACGTCCAATTCGCCCATCTCGCGCAGTTGCTCGCGGCCTTTGGTGTAGAGCGTCCCAACAATGTTCTGAAGGGAGAAGGCGTTGGCAAAAGACGACTTGAGGGACTTGGCAAAGTCGGAGACCCAGCCTTGCATCGCGGTCCCGGCCTTGGCGGCGGCATCGGAGGCCCCCTTGGAGAGGTCGGAGAAGTCTCCCCCGAACTTTACTTTGACGTCGTCAGCCATGAGTTAGTTGGAGCGGGGGTTGGGTTCGGGGGTGGGTTCGGTGGCTTTGGTGCGCTCTTGAGCAAGGTAGCTTTGCATGGCGTCCCATTCGCTTTCCGAGACGACCTGGACGTCTGCCCCATCGGCTTGAACGTGGGCGATGTGGAGCCAGACGGCCTCGGACTCGGGCATGGTCCAAGCCTCCTCGGTCGTGCAGCCGTTGCGGGTCAGGGAGGCGACCACGACCAATTCCCAAGGCGTCCCGCAGGACTGCGATGGCTTGCTGGCCTTTTCCCAGAAGCGGGGCCAAAGGGATTGAGCCTGAAAGTAGACGATGAGCTTGGACGCCTCGGCGATGAGCAGGGAGCGGTTGCGGCGCAAGCGGGATGCCCACCAAGCCTCCCTCCAAGTGGTCGGGCGACGGACTTCCTCGATGGTCTTGGAGGACAGGATGCGGACGGCGGTAATCAGGTCGGCCCCGGTGACGTCCTTGTCCTGCGTGAGGACAGGCGAGCCAACGGCGGTCAGGGCGACGCGGTGACGGAGGCAGAAAGGCAAAAGACGAGTCCCGCACACCTCGATAGTGGGCGGGAGCATCGTCGCCACCTTGATCCAACGGTTTTCCACGTTGGGAAGAAACCCCGAAGGGTTTAGGTGATTTGCTGGTATTTGGTCGCCTTGACCGTGAACTTGCGGAAGCCGGTGTTTTCGCCGGCGTTGGTCACGGTGTCGATGATGTAGGAAACGCTGTCAAAGGTCACGGTGAAGCCAGCCTTGGGCTTGGTGCCACCCGGCTTGAGGATGCCCATGTAGGTCAGGGCATTGTGAAGGTCGTCCTTGCGGACGGTGCAGACGCGCCCGGTGGAGTCCAAGACCTTGACGTCAACGCCGCAGGAGTCGTCGATGCCGTCGCTCTGGATCGTGATGTAGTCCTGGGTGGTGTCCAGGAGTCCGTAGACGTGGTCGGTTCCGTAGGTTTGAGGGAGAGCCATGGCGCTTGGTTATGACGAGACGCGGCAGTCAAGACGCCGTGGGATAGACGGAGAAGAGGGTGTAAGAGATGAGGTTGCCCCAGCGGCGGTCGGCGACCCCCTCCTCGTCGGAGGAGAACCAACCGTGATAGAGTTGCCCCTGCGTCCAAGCGGCCTTGAGGCCGGGGAGGTCTTGCATGATGGCCTGAACGGCTTCGACGCGCTGGCGGTGTTCCGCAAGGGTGGAGTCGTCTGCCGAGGAGTAGACGTAGATTTTGAAGGTCAGCTCGAAGTTGCCCAAAGGGTATCCCCCTAGATCGGCGGCGGGGCGAGCCGACTCGGCATGGAAAATGATGATGGGGACGGAGCGGACTTCATCGGTCTGGCCCGCGTGCAATTGAACGCCAGGGAGGTCGGCGGCAAATTGGGCAAAGCGGGCGAGGACGGATTGCTCGGCGATGGAGCGGATGGCGAGGGGGGTAGGCATAAAGGGGGAGGGCTAGTGGAAGCCGGTGCGGGTCTTGCCGATGGATCCTGCCATAGTGGCGTCCCAAAGGGTCTTGCCCTGTTTCTTGAGCTCGGCAGCCATGACGACCCGCATCGCGTAGGCCCGGTGGTTTAGGGCCATGCGGAGGTTGGACTCGTTGTTGAGTTTGTTGCCGATGAGGTTGCCGACCGTGACGGAGGGCTTCATAGGGACGCCTGTTGCGTCGTCGGCGATGGCGTTGACGGTGGCCCCGGCAATCTGCGCCCAGGAGGGAAATGTCTCCTTGGCCCCAATGCGGAGGGCGGCGAAGTAGTAGGCCGACTTGAGGAAGCCGACTTGTTTCTGCTTTTCCTTGATGTATCGCTTGAGGTCTGACTCCTTCTCGACGATGGCAAAAGGCTCCTTGGACTTGCGGGCCGAGGGCTTGAGGCCGCCGCGACCGTTGTCCAGGCGCAGGGAGGTGTGCATCGACTTCATCTTGCCCATGTCGCCGGCCCCGATGAACTCGACCTTCTTGCCGTTGCCATAGCGGGCTTGGAAAGGCTCCCAGCGCATCTTCTTTGTGGCCTCGGTGCCGTTACGGCGGTTCCAGAGCTTGAACACGGCGGGAGAGCCTAGGGAGGCCACTTGCCCCTTGGTAGCCGTCTTGAGGGGCCTGAAGATAGTGTAGAGCGAGTCGTTGACGTTCTTGATGCCGACCTTCTTGGAGGCCCCGGTGGCGCCTTGGGAGGGGCTAGTAAAGGGGCGGGTGTATTTGACCATGTCCTTGCAGAACAGGCCGGCCTGTTGCCTGATGACCTCCCCCATCGACCGCCCCATGACGAGGGAGAAGTCGTGGAGGTGAGCGAGGAAGGCGGCGTCGTCGACCTCTACCCCTTTGGCGACCTTGATCGCCATGAGGTCAGGCGGGACCCGCCTTGGTCTGGACGCGGACGATGAGCCAAGCCGACTCGGTGCGGGGGTTGACCGCGACGATGCGGAAAGCCTTTCCGATGTAGTCAATCAGGTTGCCCACGACCACGACGCCAGGGTGGGCGGCGATGTCCTCGACGTGGAACTTCACCTCGTAGGAGGCCGAGTCAAGGAAGCCCCCGGTCTCCATGTCCTGCTGCACCATCGGGGCGCCAAGGAGGACGTTGAAGGCCGTGGTGGCTCCCGAGCCATGGCGAACCGCGACCGCCTTGGGGATTTCCTCAAGGATGGCTTTTGCGTCGGCCCGCCATTCGTCTTGGATAAGACCCATGACGAGACGCGGCAGTCAAAAAAAAGACCCCCATTTCTGGGGGCCTTTGACCGACCGCCTTTTGGGGCGGTTTAGAGGTCGGAGATGACGACGCGGAGGGCGGCGTCAGGATTGCCGACGGCGGCGCCGGTGATCCAGGAGGCCGAGATGTTGGTCGTGCCCTTGGACCAATCATACCATTGACGGAGGGCGAACGCGAACTTGCTGTCGTCGTCCTGGACGGTGATCTGTTCGCCACCGCCGGTCGTCGGAGCAGCCGGGACTCGGGTCACGATGACGTGGCCTTCGCGGCAGCTCAAAATGCCATTGAGGTGTTCGGTGTAGGTCGTGCCGGAGGTCGGGAAGCCGTTGTATTCGTAGATGTCGATGGAGTGCAGACGACCGACCTTGCCGTCGCGGATGACGGAGGTGTCACCAATGGACAGGTATTGAGCGACGGACGGGTCGGCGAGGAGCTGACCGAAGGCGTCGGGCGTGAGGAGCATCGAGCGACCGTCGAAGGGAAGGTTCGCCTTGGTGGCAACCTGGTTGGCGGCGGCAACAGCGACGCGGTTGAAGTTGGCCTTCGTGCCGGAGTAGGCGACGCCGGCGAAGTTGGCGACGGTCGTCTTGCTGATCACGGAGTCGAACAGGGACTTCACCGTGGCGTTCGCCATAGGGGCGATGAACACGCGGCGAAGCATGTCGAGGGTGATGGTGGCGACTTCGGTGTCGGTGAACGCGGCGCTGACGTAGTTATGGTCGGCGAGCGTGATGGCGACGTCGGTCGCGGAGGCCGAGGAAGGCACGAAGCCGGTCGCCGGGTCGTAGGTCGACGCGGTGAACTTATTCGAGAAGCGGGTGTGGACCGTCTGGCCCTTTTCAGCGACGTAGGCGCCGAAGTCGGTGGTGACGATCTTGTTGAGGGGGGCGAGGACCGGGACGAGGGTGCGGAGGGTTTCCGACGCCACGAACTGCGGAGCCATGCCCGGATTTTGAACGGAGTTGCTCATGTTAGGGAGTGTTTAGGGATTGGGGGTTGAGAGGGGAAAAAATTACTTGATGCCCAAGTGGGCGATGATGGCGGTGCGGTTGGCGTTGTAGAACGCTTGTTTCTTGGCGGCGTCCTTCATGCCCATGAACTCGTCCCAGACCTCGGCGTTGGTCTTGGGGGCAACGGCGCCAGACTCGGCGGGGTTGATTTCAACCGGGGCGGCACCAACGGCGGCGACCATCTTGGCGGCGACCTTGCCGACAGACTCAATCTGGGCGACGGCCTGTGCCTTCTGGGACTCGGAGGCCGCAAGGGCCTTGGAGAGCTCTTCGACCTTGGCGACCGCATCGGAAGCGGAGGAGCTGACAGCCTGGGCGGCGAGCAACTCGTCGGCGAGGTTCGCCTTTTCGGCGGTCAGGGCCTCGACCTTGGCTTTGAGACCAGCGATCTCCTTCGACAGGGTTTCCGTTTCGGCAGACTTGCCGGAGAACGATGCCTTGAGGGACTTGAGGGTTTCTTCGAGCGTCATAGTCGGTTAATAGCGAGACGCGGCAGTCAAGCGATGCCCTTGGAGCGGTTGCGCTTGGTGCCGTTGCGGTCGTTCTTCTCGTCGGTGTCGACGGCGTCGTCGGAGTCGTCGCTTTCGTCCTCGGCCTTCTCCTTGCCTTCGTCGCCTTCCTTTTTCTCGTCCTTCTCGTCCTCTTCTTCGCCGTCAGCCTTGGGCTGGGCGGGAGCGCCTTCCTGACCGTCCTCGTCCTTGGACTTGGTGGCCTCTTCTTCGCCGGCATCTTCGTCCTCTTCGGCTTTGCCCTTGCGGGAGTCCTGGCGTTCGTCGTCGTCGTCGTTGTCGGGATTGTTGGGATCGATGCGGCGACCGGCCTTGACCTTGTCCTCGTCCTCTTTCTTCTTTTCGTCCTCGTCGTCCTCGCCCATCTCCTCGTCGGCCTTCGGGGCCTTGGCGGCGGTGTTGAACTTGAGGCCGGAAAGGGCGCGAGCGGAGGCAGTCTCCTCCTGTTTGGGTTCGGCGGCGGCGTTGGCGTCGTTCTCCTCGTCGGCCTCCATCTGGGCGGCGACCTCGGGGTTGAGTTTCTCCATCAGCTCGTCAAAGCCGTTGACCAAGCCGGTCACAAGACCCTTGGCGGCGGCGACCTTGCCGGAGAAGATTTGGCCCTCCATGTCGGAGTCTTGGACGAAGGAGCGGACGGCTTTGACGTCGTCCTTAAAATCGGTGTGGATCTCCACGGTCTGGTCGGTGAGCATCTTCTTCTGGTCCTCGGTGAGGTCGGTGCCGTCGATGCCGGCCCCCTTCAGGGCGCCAGATTTATAGACCTCCATGCGGTAGCCGTCCTTGCGGTAGGCTTCGGAGGAATTGAGGTATGCGATGTAGCAGCCGACCGAACCGACGGAGGAAGAGGGGGTGGCAAAGAACTCGGACGCCTGAGAGGCAATCCAATAGGCCGCCGAGCAAGCCTCCGACTCGGTGAAGGCGATGACCCGCTTGGGGCAGTTGCGGATGCGGCGGGCGAACTCGGGCACGCCAACCGACACGCCGCCAGGGGAGTCCACGGCGAGGATGATGACCTTGACCGCGTCATCGCGGACGGCGTCCTCCAACATCTCCTCGACGTCCTCAAGATCGCAGGAGCCGCAATAGGTCTCCATCTCGGGGAGGCATCGACCGATGACCCCTTTCAGCGGGATGATGGCGTAGGGCGGGAACTTCTCGATGAC